CAGGTCAATACCTGGTACAGCGATAGCGTGGAATTGGTGATCAACAATGCCGCACACGCGGTGGGGGAAGCCTCCCGCATGGCCGGTGAGAGGGCGGCCAGTGAATCCGGCCGCAAGCTGGAAAATACATTGGAGGCATTGCGAAATGCGCAGCCTGTGGAAATCCGCACGGAAGTGGTTAAGCCGGTGTTTACTAACGTGTGCGTGTCTGCTGATTTTGTCAGCCTGTACAACGCCGCTGCCGACAAAGCCGAACGTGCCTTATCAGGAAAACCTGTTAACCAAATGCCCGGTAAAACTCCCGCGCATTAATGGGGTAACGGGTAAAGACATTGCAGAAACTTTATTAATACTGACGCCGCAATATTCAGACTGTGCGGCACGTCATAATCAATTAGTCGATGAAATAAACCAACGGAAGGAAATAAAACAATGAGCAAAATTACGATGGCTGTAAATGGCACCGCACTGACCTTTGAACCTAACGCTACCGCCTACAATAAATTCATTAATGAAATGGCAATGGATAATAAAGTGGCACCGGCAAATAACTACCTGCGCCGTATTGTTCACGTTGAATGCAAAGAAGCGCTGGATACCATTTTGGAAATTCCCGGTTCTGCCCTGCAAATTTGCAGTTTCGTGAATGACCAGTTCGCGCCGAAATTAGAGATTGAACTAAAAAACTAACGGCGCGGGTACGCGCAATTGAAAATAATGGGCTGGAACAATATCTGATTTTGCGCCGCCATTATTTACCGCATGAAAATGACGACCCCGAAAACTTAGCCCGTGCCGTGTGGCTGGATAACCGGCATTGGGAGAATCAACGCATAGCTGTCGCAAATGGCATTGCCCTGGCATTTAAAGGCGAATAATGGCTGATTTAGATTTTACACTCAGTTTAATTGACAACATGACACGCCCCCTTCGCCAGGTGCAATCCTCTGTGAGCGGGTTCGCCCAGGAAAGTGCGGCCGCCTTTGGCAAAGTGGCCATCGGTGCGGCTGCGTTGTGGGGCGTGGGCGCGTCAATTACAGCTGCATTGGATCCGGCCATTCAGATGTTTGACGCCATGCAGGAAGCCAGCGCACGCGGCATTAATGATGATGCGCTGGCCAAAGTCACGGATGACGCCCTGAAATTCAGCGTGCGATACGGGGAATCGGCGGTGGAGTTTGTCAAATCCTCCGCCGATATCAACGCCGCCGTGGCCGGGCTGACAAACGCCGAATTGCCCCGCGTCACGGTGGTGGCCAATACCGCCGCCAAGGCGCTGAAAAGCACGGCCGGGGAAGCGTCGGAATTCATGGGGCAGATGTTTACCCAGTTCAGCGGCTATGCGGCCGAGGTGGGCAAAGTGCAGTTCGCGGAAGAACTGGCAGGCAAAATGGCCTACATGAAAAACCAGTTCGGCACGGACATGGCCACCATTAAAGACCTGATGGAAGGGGCGCGGGGTGTCGGTTCCAACTATGGCGTGGGGATGGATGAACAGCTGGCCGTATTGGGTGAGCTGCAACGCTCATTAGGCACGGAAGCGAGCGGCTCTTATGAAGGGTTCTTAAGCGGTGCCGCAGCCGGTGCGCAAAAGTTGGGGCTGAGTTTTCAGGATGCCCAGGGAAAAATGCTGTCCATGCCCGCCATGCTGGAAAAACTCCAGGGTAAATACGGTCAGAGCATCGAGGGCAATCTCAAGGCACAGGGAGAATTAGACGCTGCCTTTGGTGACAGCGCGGCGGTGATTAAACAGCTTTACGGCAATGGGGATCTGCTGAAACGCAATATCACCGAGCTGGGCAGCAATGACGGCATGAAACGAGCCACGGAGATGGCCGAGAAAATGACCCGTCCCTGGGACAGGCTGACGGCGATCTGGTTCGCCATGCGTGCCGCCATCGGTTCCACGCTGTTGCCGGTGCTGTATCCGCTGGTGAATAAAATCGCGGACGGGGGCGAAAAGCTGACGCGCTGGATGCGGTTATTCCCCAATATTGCCCGCGTGATCGGTTATGCCACCGTGGCGTTGCTGAGTTTTGCGGCCGTGGGGGCTATCGCCAATATTGTGATGGGCGTTCACGGGTTCGTGATGATGGGCGTCACGCGCCTGCTGGCACCGATGGCCAGGCTGTTAGGGCTTAACCGCGTGGCGATGGTGGCCAGTAATGCCGTGACGCAGCTGTTTAGCGCCGGGTTACGTGGGCTGCGCGTCACCTTGCTGGCCGCCAGTATGGCCGCCCGCATAGGTTCCGCGTCATTCTTGCTGATGATTGCGCCGGTGGCGGCGATTGCGCTCGCTATTGCGGCGGTGGTCATTGCGGTGATCAAGTTCTGGCAGCCTATCAAAGCCTTTGTGAGCGGATTTATCAGCGGGTTCGGCCAGGCGGCCGGTGCGCTGACCCCTTTCAGCGGGCTGTTTTCCGGGATTGGCAAGGCAATTGGCTGGGTGTGGGACAGCGTAAAAACGTTAGTGGGCTGGTTCGGTGACCTGCTGACCCCGATCCAAATGACGCAGGGGCAACTGACGAACGTCACCAGCGCGGGCGAAACGTTCGGGCGGCTGGTGGCAGCGGCTATCAACATCATTCTGATCCCGCTTGAGCTGGTGTTTCGGGCGATCGGCGGGATGGTGGATATGTTCAAGATCGTGCGTGACGGTTGGATTGATGTCGTGAAATCCTTTGATATCAATTCGCCGGTGGAGTCTTTTGAAAAGATTGCCAGCGTGATCGGAAACGTATTCGGTAAGCTGTGGGATTCGCTGAAAGCCTCGTTTACCGGGACGTACAACTGGATTGTTGAGAAGTTAAATAACATTCCCGGCGTCAATATTGAGCTGAAAGAAGTCCCCGTGACGGTTACGCCTAAAGGCATGCCACCCGCGAATACGATGCCAACTTCTGTGGCCAATGCCTCTGCGGCCATGCCGCCAGGGTTTAACGGCGTGACGAATCAAATCAGTGGGGCGGGAAATAAAAACCCGGTGCTGCAACCGCCGCAGCCAATCGGTAACGATATTCTGACGGGGGGAACGGTAAAAGGCGTGGAGCGTGGCGGATTGAAAAAGGAAATCAATACCAATACGGAAACCACAATTGATAACAGTAAAAAAATCGGCACCGTGAATATTCATCCTTCGAAAGGATTAACACCGGCCGAGCTAATGGAATGGCAGGAATTAAATTAATGACGGATTTGCTGTATGTCGATCTCCTTATTACCGGGCGTGATTTTACGTTGAATGCAGGTAATGAACCGGGCTTGTGTAATAACCGTATCAGCATTGCACAGGATATTGTCCACGCCATTATTGAAAGCGGGTTAACCACGTTATTAGTGGCAGAGCGCAGCCCGACATTACGCGCCGATGTGATCACTCAAATGGTTTTATTAATTGAAAGTGATGAACGCATTATTCCTGGCACGGTGAATATTACGGAGGAATCCGCAAAACGCCTGTGGGCAACGGCGGAAACCTATGATTTCGGCAAGATTGACGCCGGGGTGAATTATGAGTGAAAAACCTACCATTGATTTTGAGGCGGTACTCAAAGAAAGCGGGATGCCGGTCACTCAAGAGGAAATCGGTCAGCAGTTTACGGCGATTGTGAAAGCGGAAGGGATGATCACAAACACTTCCCGCATGTCACCGTTCTGGCGGCTCATTACCGCCATTGTGACCACGCCGGTGCTGTGGATCAAAGACGTGCTGGTCAATACGGTGCTGGCCAATATGTACCTGGCCACGGCCAGCGGTGCCATGCTGCGGATGCTGGCCTGGGGGGTGAACCTCACGGCGAAACCGGCCAGCGCGGCAAAAGGGGTGATCCGTTTTTACAAGGAGAACGCCAGTCAGCCGGTGACCGTCCCGGCCGGAACTGTTATCCAGACGGAACGCATTAACGGCGTGACGTATGCGGTGGTGGTGGATGCAGATACGACGCTGGCGGCGGGCGCGACCAGTGCGCTGATCCCGGTCACGGCGATGGCGGCCGGGAACGCCTACAACCTGGCACCGGGTTATTACCGCATTTTGCCGGTAGCGGTGACGGGCATCAGTAAAGCCGTTAACGAGGATGACTGGCTGTTAACGCCCGGCGCGGATGAAGAATCCGACGATGATTTACGGGACAGGTGCCGCAATCAGTTCAACCTGGTAGGCAACTACCACACCGATGCGGTGTATCGCAGCATGATTGCGGGCGTGGTGGGGTTAAGCGTTGATCGCATTTTCTTTGTGCATGACGCCCCGCGCGGTGCCGGTACGGCAAACGCCTATTTGCTGTTAGACAGCGGCGAAACGTCCCAGCCGTTTATTGATGCAGTGAATGAGTACATCACCACGCAGGGGCATCATGGCCACGGCGATGATTTGCAGTGCATGGCCATGCCGGAGACGCAGCACAATTTAACGGTCACGCTGTTCGTGACCAACCCGGACAACATGACGGGCGAGGAAAAAGCCGCGCTGATTTCCGGCGTCAGCAACCTGATCCGCAGCGCTTTCCGGCAAAACGCAGAATACGACGTAAAACGCACCTGGCCATATTCGCGTTTTTCCTTTTCCAACCTGGGCAGGGAGCTGCATAAACATTTTGATGTGATCGAATCCCTGGTGTTTTCCTTAGGCGATATCGTCAGTGAACTGAGCGTGCCGCGTCTGGCCAGCCTGAAAGTGGAGGTGAAAGGTGCCTGATTTCGCTGCCAAAATGAAAAGCCTGAAATTGCCGTCCTGGATGAACCGGGGCGAACCGGCCAGGTTGTTGAAAGCCGCCGTTAAGTTCTGGACGGGGATTGTGGCGTGGGTGACCTGGCCACTACAGCAGTTTGATCCGCTCACCTGTGCCGAACCGCTGTTAAATCTTCTGGCCTATGACCGTGACATTGCCCGGTTTAACGGTGAACCGCTGTCACTGTTTCGCAAGCGCGTGGCTTATGCATTCGTGAATGCGCAGGACGCGGGTTCAGTTTCCGGGTTTATTGCCATCTTTGAGCGCCTGGGGATTGGCTACGTTGAATTGCTGGAACGCCAGGCGGGCATTGATTGGGATGTGATCATTGTTCGCGTGTCCGATAGCCAGATTTCAGACAACGCAGATTTGCTGTTGCAGATTATCCGTCAGTACGGCCGCACCTGCCGCCGTTATCAGTTTGAAGTGATCACCACGTCCGGGATGCGTATCCGCGCCGGATGGAACCAGGGCGAATACGTGTGCTATCCCGCCACCCTGGGCGTGAGTGAAACAGGAACCGCCACTTTTGGCGCAACGTTATAAGGAAATAACATGTCACAAACCGTGATTACGACAGCCTTTGAACAATGGAAAGCCGCACAGGCCGCCAATGGCCAGGCGGTTGTCCTGGATGAATTTGTTTTTGCCAACGTGCCAGGGCTGGACGTCAACGCGCCGATTAACCGCGCCGAAGTTGTCCCGCCAGCGGCGCAGATTGTGTATCGCCAGGCGGTTGAA